ATGTCTGTTCGCCAAAAAGTGCCGGAGGATCTTACCGCCAGGAAGGCTCTGGCATTGGAGGTCATTGACCGTCTGAAAAAAGAGTATCCGGATGCCGGATGCACCTTGGACTACGCCCATGCATGGCAGCTGCTTGTCAGTGTCCGGCTGGCCGCGCAGTGTACGGATGCCCGCGTGAATATCGTGGTTGAGGACCTGTTCGCCAAGTACCCCAGTGTAGCCGCACTGGCTGCCGCAGAACCGGAGGACATCGAAGCCATTGTGAAACCCTGCGGCCTTGGGCACTCCAAAGCGCGGGATATCTCCGCCTGTATGCGGATGCTGCGGGACAAATACGATTGTCAGGTCCCCGCCACTTTTGAAGAGCTGCTGGCTCTGCCCGGCGTGGGCCGCAAGAGCGCAAACCTCATCATGGGCGATGTGTTTGGCAAGCCAGCCATCGTGACAGATACCCACTGCATCCGGCTGTGCAACAGGATCGGCCTTGTGGACGGCATCAAGGAGCCGCAGAAAGTAGAAATGGCCCTGTGGAAGATCATCCCGCCCGAGGAAGGCAGCGATCTGTGCCATCGTTTTGTGATGCATGGCCGGGCTGTGTGCAATGCGCGCAAACCGGAATGCGAACACTGTTGTTTGAAGGCCATCTGCCGCTATGCGCAGGAGCAATCCGATACACAGACGGCAGGATCATAAATTTCAGGAGGTATTGATATGTTAGGTTTCATCTTTAGTCTGCTGGTCGGTGCACTGGCCGGTTACATTGCGGGCCGCATCATGGGCAGCGAAACTTCCACCCTGCGCAACATTGTGCTGGGCATTCTGGGCGGCTTTGTGGGCAGCATCCTGTTCGGCCTGATCGGCCTGAGTGCTACTGGCATCGTGGGCGAGATCCTCGTGTCCGTTGTGGGTGCCTGCGTCTGCATCTGGATCGGCCGCAAGCTGTTCAAGTAATTTTTCACTTTATGCCATGGCTGCTCTTTGAGTTTTTCTCGAAGGGCAGTTTTATTTTATCAAATGCATCTTTCGCACCATTGCAGGCGCAAAAATCCGGCCTTGACAGTATTCCGGAAGTATGATAAAATATTCTCCGTTATCAGGCCTGTGTGCTACTGTGGCTCAGCTGGTAGAGCAGCTCACTCGTAATGAGCAGGTCGCCTGTTCGAATCAGGTCAGTAGCTCCAAAAATCCTACGGATTTGCGTTGAAAATCGCAATGTCCGTAGGATTTTTTGTTTATATTTTGGTGTTTTCAAAAAAATACAGCGCAAAACCCAACGCTGCCTGCAAAATGGCACAAAGAAAAAGCACGCCAATACAAACGTATCAGCGTACTTTTTAGTGCGGGTAGTGGGGGTCGAACAACAAAAAATGATTGAGTGACGTCAAAAGCATATCTACAACGCGCCTAAACACTTGCTGAAAAGGTAGTTGGGTTGGTTTGTAACCCATGTGTTTTGCTACATTTACAAAAAAGAGTGTTACCAAAACTGTTACCAGAGTCAGGCCTGTGCCTTTTTGAATGCCGCGGTGGTAGCGGTAGCAAGATCTTCCCTCTGGCCGTCCAGCTCGTGGCGGTAAACCCCTGCGGTATCCATGTTCTTGCTGTGGCCTACCAGCATTTTCAGTTGGCTGTCGGTCAGCACGCCGGACTCGATGCTGACGAACGTATGCCGCATCTCATACAGCGTAACCTGTGGTTCAATTCCGTTATCCTTCTGGTACTTCTTCCAGCGTTTGAATAAAGCCCTCTGGTTTGGGATCTGGAACAAAGGGGTGGTATAGTTCAGCGGGATACCGGAAGCCTTCAGCAAGGCCACCTGCGCTTCGTATGCCTCACGGGCTTCCTTCCCCATGTCGAACGAACGAATAGCGTTTTCGTTCTTGCCGGTGGTTTCCTCATCCAACCGGTTGATGTTGCGGCGCAGATTGACCGTGTTCCCTTTGACGTCACCATACCAGAGCCCCACAAGTTCACCGGGGCGTACACCTGTAGCAACTGCAAACCGGTAGGCATAGATATACTCGTCAAAGACCAGCTTGCCATAGTAAAGGCGGGTGTCCACATCAAACAGGACTTTCAAAGCGGTCGGCTGTAAAATCTTTTTCTTCCCCATGCGGGCATTCTTCGGGATAGACAGCTCAGGGAACATCGTACTGTACCTGTTCCGGCGGCACCATTTCAAAAAGCTGATCTCCGTTGAGCGGATCGTCATAAGGGTCTTGCGGCTCAAAGGCTTGTCGCTTGACCTACGCTGACGCTCCTTTTTAAGGCATCGCTTTTTGAAAGACATATTGATGGCTTTTTGCAGATCGCCTTCGGTCAGCTCGTCAATGCGGATGTCCCCACAGACAGGCAGAATATAGTAATCTCCGTATTTCTTGCACTGCTCAACATAGGATGTGCCGCAGGTGAGCTTCAGTTCTTCTACCCACTGGGCATAGAGGGCAGCTACCTTCTTCTTGCCGTCCCGGATGCTGTCGTCAAGCCAGGCATCGGCCTTTGCGTTGGCTTCCCGCTGGCCGGTGCGGCCGGGTGTGCTGCTATAAAACCGCTTGCGGGTACCGTTCTTCTGCACCGCGATGCACCAGCGTTTTTCCTTTTCCACCCAAAATGCCGTGTTGACTCGTTTTTTCATAAAATCCACCTCCATACACAAGGGTACACTTTGACAAGCCTGCCCGGAGGTGGTATCATAAATCTGTACGGTTCCCCAACTGTACGATCTGTGATGCCATCCGGCAAGCAGATTCACTCTCCCGGCGTTGGCGCGCCGGGGGAGTTTTTCATTGCTGCCCGTCCATGTTCCAGCATGGGCGGGCTTTTTTATTTTTGAGCCAGATCAAACAGATATGCGCTCGCTTCTCCAAGCTCAGACTTCTGGTCGTCTGTCATGTAAGGCAAATACGGTTCAAATGCCTGATGATATTTTTCGGCCCAGTTCTGTTTTGCTTTTGCTGTTTTCAGGCCCTCGATTTTTGCCTGATACTTTTCTTCTGTACGGTGAATGATTTCCTTTACAGCATCATCCCGGAAGCTAAGGCTGCGATACTTTTTCAAATCAGCTGTAGCGCTTACCGGTGCACCGTACTTTTTGCACTTTTCAAGTTCTATCAAACGTCCAACGCAAAAATCATATCTTGTAAAAAAGGTGGCGGGGTCTGTGGTCGTCTGAAGGGTTTTGGCGCTTTCCTGAGCCTGCTTCAGGAACTGTGGAGCCAAGACCCTTGCATTCGCACGAGAATCCACAAGGCCAGTCTGCCCCATCCATTCAGGATTAGGAGAGTAGAGTTGCGCAGGCTCATTCACTTCATTTACGTTTTCTTCTGTCATGCAGCTTTGCTTTGCATTGCATTTCGATCTCGGACGAGTAATGGTATTGAACACCATAAAAATCAAAACCATTACAAAGAACGGAATCGTAAAGAAGAAGAACAAGACCAGCAGAAGCATTCCTGTTGTTCCTGTTGTTTCTGTTGCCGCGCCCTTTCCAACTAGAAACATAGTTGGAAGAATTGCCCCCACAACACACGAAGCAATCAATTGTTTGTTCGTAAGGCTGGTTCTTTCCCAGCTGTCAGAGGTTGTGTCGATATTCTGCCGACTTCTTCCCCGTTTTGCTTGACCGAAAGCCACGCGCGAGACAGCGTTGGTCGTTCTGGTCACGCTCCTATCAAAGGACTTCATGGTCTGGGCATACTTTTTGGAATGCCCAACAGATTTTCTACTTGACATGACAAACTCCTCTCCAACATCATATATCCCGGCAAAGCCCCACAGCTTTGCCTTCGATCACAACGGTGTTCATTTCCTCTTTGGCAAGGATAATGCTCTCAAACGCCGGGTTTTCCGGGCGGAGCTCTATAAAGTTTTCGTGAAGATACACATGCTTCAGGGTAGCTTCATCGCCGATGCGCACCGCTGCGATTTCTCCCTGCTCCACCTCCGGCTGGCTGCGAATCGCCACCAGATCTCCGTCGTGGATGCGGGGCTCCATGCTGTCGCCCTTGCAGGTCAGCGTAAAGGTGGAGTGCCAGCGAGAAGGTACACAAACCATCTGTTCTACATTTTCTTCCGCCGTGATGGGCGTCCCGCAGGCGATCCGGCCTACCAGCGGCACACAGTCCATCTCCGGCATAGGCTGGAAGCCCGGCGGAATAGGGCGGGAGGTCGTAGCAGCGGGCGCATCATCCACAATTGCACTTTTGGGGATGCCGAAATAATTTGCCATCTTCTCTACAGCACCCATGCGCGGAATTTTCGTTCCGAGTTCCCATGTGGACACCGCTTTGTCACTGACGCCTGCAATTTTGCCAAGTTCAGCCTGTGACAGGCCGTGCTCCAATCGGATTTTTTTAATATTTTCAGCGATGCTCAATTGAATCACTCCTTATATGTAGAGATTACACCAAAAGTAGAGAATTGTCAACATTCAACCAAAAATTTTCTACTTTAAGTTCTTGACATTCTACTGAAAGTGGAGTATAGTGTTCTCAAGCCAAAAATGAAAGGAGGTGTAAGTTTGGGATTCACCGTTAAACAAGCCCGCCAGTACGCTGGTTTCACGCAGCGTGAAATGGCGGAAAAGCTTGGCATTTCGCGCGATACATACCGCAAAATCGAGCAATCGCCCGAATGTGCCACTGTCGCCACTGCGAAAAGAATCAGTGAGGTCGTCGGCATCTCGATTGACCAAATTTTTTTCGCCAATAAGTCTACTTAAAGTAGATCACGCAAGTTCATTCAATGGGAGGTGAACCACATGGACAACAACAAAAAGCCCAGCGAACCTGCGGAAGAGGAACGCTGGGGGATCATTCATTATATGCGTAGCCATCGGCCGCCCTGGTGGCTGTATTGGACGCCAGCCATTCTGTGGGGTGTTACGACTGTAATTGCAGCCACAGCGATATGGCTGAGATAATGAGCGCCGCAAGGGCCATTAAATTTGACAAAATGATGCCCGTCCACTCTCTGAAGTTTTCTTGCCGGTAGCGAGAATCTTCTTTTTCTTTCAAAAGGCGTTCTGCATTTTTCTTCTTATCAATGTAGTCTGCATGGCAGCAGCTGGTGGATGCCGTCCACGCCGATGCCACCGCCGCAGAGCAGGCCAAGACCGATGCACAGACGGCAGCACAGCAGGCCGGGGCATCTGCCAAAAAGGCCCTGCAGGCCCTCTCTGACACCATCACCGCCAAAGAGGACGCACTGAAAGCCATCGGTGACAAGCAGACCACCGCCACACAGGCTGTGGACACGGCCCGGGACAAGGCCCTCAAGCAGGTGAAAGCCTCTACAGAAGCCGCCCAGACCGCTGCCAACGAAGCTGCCACCAGTGCGGACAATGCAGGCCAGAGCGCACAGCAGGCCGCTGGCAGCCTGCAAGCCCTCAAGGACGGCATTGCCGCTGGCGACTTCAAAGGCGAGCCCGGCAATGACGGTAAGTCCCCAATTGTGACTGTAACTGATATCGAAAATGGCCATCGTGTCAGCATCACTGACAAAGACGGTACAAAAACAATCGATGTCTTAAATGGTCAAACCGGCAAAACCGGTGCAACGCCTGTTCTGACGATCGGTACGGTGTCCAGCGGAGACAAGCCTTCCGCCGACATTACCGGCACGCCTGAAAATCCGGTGCTTAACCTGAGGCTGCAACCCGGACCTCAAGGCCCTGCCGTAGCACTGGACACCACCCTCACCCACGAGGGCGAAGCCGCTGACGCAAAAGCCACAGGTGACGCGATCAGCGCAGTCAAGGTGCGGCAGAACATCCTCGCAGGCAGTGAAATAGGCAACCCTATCTCCGTTGCCGACGCTTTCCCTGCACCCCTGTGCGGCCTGACCGTGTACGGTCGGAGCACGCAGTCCGGGACCCCCACGCCGGATGCACCCGTGCCTATCGTGAGCGCAGGCGACGGTGGGAGTTTGACAGTGAAGGTGACGGGGAAGAATCGGATGCCGCCCAACCTGAAATATGATGACGTTGTTGAGTGCTTTGTTAAGAAAAACACACCGATAACTTTAGTATTCAAAGGCGATTTAGTTTCGCAAGGCGGAAACGTCTTATTCTTTGACGAGAACAACAACCAACGCTGGTTTGGTATTGATGCGGGTAAGGCTGAACACCATATACAGTATCCAGTGGACGTAACAAAGTTCAAGTCTCTGATAGACTATATGCCCAGTGAAAACATGTGCCTGACATGGAACGCATCATCCCCCGATTATGAACCCTACCGTGAACAGCTCCTCACGCTTCCCACACCCAACGGATTACCCGGCATCCCTGTCACCTCTGGCGGCAACTACGCTGACTCGCAGGGACAGCAGTGGATTTGCGACGAGGTGAACTTGGAGAGGGGGGTGAAAGTACAAAGGGTTTACAAGGTCGATGTTGATGGTGAAAACACTAAGTTTGTTCAAGCTGGCGACTACGCCAATCTTGTACCAAGAGGAATTCCAATCGCCTTGTATAACCAGGGCCAAAAAATATACGCAACCAGTACGTTTACTAATTTATCGTGGTTTTACAATACGGTAAATGGACAGTTCTTATATCTGATAGCGGCTAACCTTGCCGACCAGCTCAACGCGTCTTGCAAAAAGCAGCTGGGCAAAGTCTATTACGCTCTCGCTACCCCCATCGAAAAACCGCTCACCTCTGACGAACTCGACGCCTACAAAGCCATCGTTGCTTACGGCCCTGACACGGTGGTGCAGGCTGGTGACGGTGCAGGGGTCAAGTTGGACTACCAGCGGGATGTAAATCTCGTCGTCAAAAATCTTGAGGACGCTATTGCGTCCATGACCTAAGGAGGTACACATGGCACTCAAAAGTAAAGCCCGGCATGACCTGACCTTGCGCTCCATCAAAAGGGAGATTTCTGCAAGACGCGACGTGGCATACTGGCTGGACAGAGCGTACACCCATCTGGACAGCGGATTGTTGGACGCCGACGACATCGCAGAGGTTGAGGCTCTGGCACAGGCGTACTACGACGCTCTGGACGCTAAGGACAAGGCAGATCAGGAGCTGAAAGAGAACGTGAAAATCGGGGCCTGACCCCGTGAAAGGACGTGATACATATGGCAATCAAACAGTACAGCCTGAAGAAGGACGGCGCAAAGCAGCTCTCTCCCGCGTTCCGTGTGCGGGAGTTCCGCTGCCGCGACGGCACCGACACCATCCTCATTGACGAGGGCCTTGTGGTGCTGCTGCAGTGCATCCGGGAGCACTTCGGCAAGCCGGTGACCATCACCAGCGGCTACCGCACCGCCAGCCACAACACAAAGGTGGGCGGCTCCAGATCCAGCCAGCACCTGCTGGGCCGCGCTGCAGACATTCAGGTTCAGGATACCGACCCGCTGGCCGTGGCCGCCTACGCCGAAAGCCTGATGCCCGGCTGGGGCGGCGTGGGCCGCTACCCGGTCAAGGCAGGCCGGGCCAAGGGCTGGGTGCACGTGGACACCCGCCCGAACAAGAGCCGGTGGACACTGTGAGGGGGTGAGACCAGTGGAAAGCATCATCTCAGCCATCCTTGCCGGTGCGGTGACCCTGATCGGCGTGCTGATCGCCAACAGCCGCAGTCAGGCCGTGACCGACACCAAGCTGGAAGAGCTGACCCGCGAGGTGCGGGAGCACAACAATTTTGCCCGCCGCGTCCCCATTTTGGAAGAGCAGATGAAGGTGGTCAACCACCGCATCGCTGATTTAGAAGCAGACGAACACGAAAGAGAAAGGACCTAACTATGAACGCACACACCTACAACGCCCCCACCATCTCCGCAGGCACCATTGCCCGCACCGCCTGCCTGCTGCTGGCCCTGACTAATCAGGTGCTGTCTGCACTGGGCAAGCCCGTGCTGCCCATCGAGAGCCAGACCGTGGAGCAGCTGGTGACCGCCGGCATCACCACCGTGGCCGCGCTGGTGAGCTGGTGGAACAACAACAGCTTCACCGCCGCCGCGCTTCAGGCAGACCAGACCTACGACAAGCTGAAGGCACAGGGAAAGTAA